CAGATTGATTTCCGGCCTGATTCATATCAATGCTTAAAGTGTAACTCCAAACATTATTTGATTGTTGCGCATCTGATATAATCCCCTTAAGACTCTTAAAATAGAATCCATCAGCTGTTTGGTAGAAATAGAATTGTTGGCCTGCACCATTCTTAGAGGAAACGGCATGCGGGCACAGAGACTTAATGCAATCATAGGGAGTATGCATTGTGCTGATGTATTTCAATGTCTCTGTCGTCTGTTCTATCGTTAGATTAGAAGAAGGAATTTCTAACAAGTTAGTGCATATGTCTTGGACAACATTGCTAGTCTTATCGTTGTAGGATCTAACGACAGTGGCTTTTTTATTAATCAACGCACTTTTGTCTACGGCAGAAAGAGTGTAAGTTCTGGCTTTTGAGTTGTTGATTCTGTTGCTGTTGTGAATGGTTAAGATGCTCAGCGTTACATCAACCTTTTTAGAGTCTTTCTGTGTGTTGAATATAACCAAATGAAGTTGATCTCCTGGCTGAATACCATAGTTGACGAAAGCGTTTGCAGCATCAACAATTTCAACAGTTGCACTCATAGACATATTGTTCAATGATTCATAAATGTCAATCGCCATCGCCATGCTACCAATATCAATAATTCTTCCGCTGCCATTCTTCAGTAACTGCAATCCGTATGCAAATTGATCTAATTTTCCTTGGTTGTGAAAATAGAGAACAGGTGAGCTCATTGCTGTCCCAACAAATCTTCTAAATCAAATAACAGATTGGGGGCAAGGGATTTATCAACAAGTTGTATGTTACGCTTTCCTTCGTTGGTATTCCATTCATCTTGATAAGCGGATATAGCGTTGAACAGGACCTGTTTAGAGGAAGCAAACGCAGCGTAGCTCGTAGGCGTCACAAGAGGATAAGTAACATCTGTCTTGTGTTGATAATAAACAATCTGCGATTGCGCGTTGGCTTGAGAGCCATGCTTGTTTGCAATGTAAGCATCAAAATCTGCTTGCGACTTGACCCATTGACTGGTGAAATCCGTGATACTGTTAGCTAGAGCTATCAGCCATACAAAACTTATGTCACCGTAATAGTTGAAGGCGATTATTGTAGGTGTTTCGCCTTCCTTAACTGTATAGGGATAAAACATGGTGTTGTTTTTGATGATAGAGTCCGGAATTCTAACATCCAACATAATGTTCCGTAACTGCTTATTGGTATAAACATCTGTTATTAATGGGAAATTTTCAAAATAATCAGACATGTATCAACTTCCTAAAGTAGGCGATTGGAAGATGTCATTTGCAGTGGAAGCGTTTGCTACTTCATCCGCAGCAGGCGTTTGATTCTTATACCCAGATCCATCAAACGCGTCGCGATTAAGTTGTTGAATCTCCTGGATTCCGAGGTTCAGCACCACGGCAGTTGGAGCTTTACTTGTTCCAAAGAAAGATGGCTGACCAAATGGAGCATAATCCATTGACACCGAAGTGATAGCTGCTCTAGCAAATTGATAGAGATACTGGGTACCATAATATGAGATTTCCACTTCATCTGGCATATTCAAGAAATAAGTCTGTCCTTGCACCTGTTGGGAACCTTGATTCTTGTAAGGCAGCGAGTGATACATAAAAGCGTCGCATATCTGTTTGATTGCATCAGATTCATCTTGGGATGTAGCTATCAAAAAGAAGGATAATTGGTAAGCGCGAGAATTGACATTACGGAAGGTCGCTACGTTGAAAGGATTGATTACATTTCCTAACATCTGATCAATTGCGGCTTCGCCTGATGCTCCGCCCAATAGTTTGTTTGCTGCCATTTTTCTCAGCGCGTACTGCGCAGTGTTACCTGCGTCATTTAATAATTCTGCACCTGTTTCTGTTAAAGAAGTATTTGATGCTCTTAGACCTTCTGCTATTTGTGCACCAGCTTTCGTCGCGAATCCTAAAATACCTGTATCAACTCCTGCGTAATTCATGCCTAACTGCATTTGTAGTTGCATAGGCAAAGGCAATGAAATGGAAGCTCCATTCATGCTGGTAATGAATTTCGTGTTAGTTTTCTGGCTCTGATAATCATATTTCACAAACCTGAATAATGTACCAAATTGAATAGACTCTGCAGGGAAACGCAGCATCTTAGAAGAAGGGCTGACTCCGTTTTGGGTATCAGCCATTGCAGATTCTACTGGTGAAATAGCAACATCTGACACATTAACACCAGGTGTGTCCACTAGGTTGGAAAAATCAGGAGCGATAAAAGGAGGGACTGCAGACATGGAAAGCCAGCCTAAATAAGACGAACAGTATATTCACGACTATTTAGTTTGATTTTTCAAATGCCTCAATACTTACAGGGTCGTTATTCTCCCATTCATCCAGAGAAGTATTTGTCCAATCCGACTCGCATCTATTACAGATCAAGTCTTGAGCTAGCATTTATGAATTATCTAGACAAACACCCAGCCATTATTGGTTGGTCCTCGGAAGAAATCATCGTTCCATACAGAGATCCATCAAGAGGCAATAAGCTACATCGTTATTTTCCTGATTTTTTCTTCAAGAAGAAGGATTCAGAAGGTAAAATCAAATCTGTTATGGTAGAAATAAAGCCTAGCAGTGAAATTAGACCCCCCATTAGAAAATCCAGGGTGACAAAGAGATACATAACAGAAGCTTACACCTATGCTAGGAATGATGCTAAATGGACAGCAGCTAGAGCATATTGCAATCAAAGAGGATGGGATTTTATAATCCTGACCGAAAAAGAGATTCTGGGAAAATAGAATGGCATTAGAAAGCATTTTCGATAAAATATGGCGTGAAGCTACGGCCACGAACGTCAATTTAGAAGAAAAAAACAAGCAGGCTATAAAATGGCTGGCTGATACTGTTTCTAACCGACCTGGCAGGATATCTGATCAACAACTGCATGGTGACTATAAGAATTACAAACAAGGTATCAACCAATACGACGCAGGAAACTTATATTTGTTTCATTATTTCCCGAAATATCATGCAACGTTGCCTTATTATGACTTGTTCCCTCTTGTTATACCATTAGAATTCTATAAAGGCGCGTCTGCGGGATTTCTTGGACTCAATTTGCATTACCTTGAACCAATGAAACGATATAAATTGTTAGAAGCATTGCTCCGAAGTTTTGAGACGACCAATGGCAACAGAATGTTTCTAACATACAATTTGTTGAAAGGCGTATCTCAAACTAATCTCTACAAGCCTTGTATTAAACGTTACTTAACGAAACAATTGCGTTCAAATTTTATTCCTATAGAAAGGAAAAATTGGGAGCTAGCTCTCTTCCTTCCAGTGGCGCGTTTCCGTAAACAAAGTCAGCAGTATGTTTGGTCAAAGAGCAATCAGGTCAGCGGATTGCATCACAGGATTTAGCCATGTTTAACATTGCAGAGTTTCGTGCACGTAACAAAATGGGGTTCAGTAGGAACTCATTTTTCTATGCGGTAATAAATCCACCGCGCTTTTGGGCCGGAGAAAATACTTCATTCTTGAGTTATCTGTGTTCAGGAGCGCAGTTGCCGGGTATAAGCATTCTTGCTCCCAATGCTAATAAATGGGGTTATGGACCAACTAGAAAGTATCCTATTGGAGTAGCTCATCCTGATATTTCCTTGACGATATATTCTGATGGCGAAGGCAACGCAATTGATTTCTTTGATCAATGGACAAGAAACGTAGTCACCTATGGCGATACGCAAAGTGAAGTAAATGGTTCACCTTTTGGTCTCGTACAATATCCAGAAAATTATCTCACGGATATAGATTTATTCTACATGAGTGAATCAGGTAATCCACAAGAACTAATTCGTTGCCACTTCATTGATGTATTTCCTATTGGTATGGGTCAAGTGAGTTTGAGTTGGTCAGGACAAGCACAAATTTCACAGTTTATCGTTCCCTTGAACTACAGGTCGTTCTTTATTGTCAAGAATGAAGTAGATTGGGATACAGGTAACATCATTCCTAATGGAATGTATTATAACAACATGTATTCTCCAGTAGATATGGGTGATTTATATTCTGTTTCTTCAGGCTTCATTGGTTTAAATGGTTTGACGTCCTCTTTGTCTTCATCCTTACAAACCATTCTGTCACCCACAACAAATATTGCACAAAAATTACAAATGGTTGGTGGAATAGCGCAAGGTGATGTTTTTAACTTGAATGCTAGCATTAACAATGTTGCTTCTTCTCTTAACATAGGATTATAAACATTATGTCTTTGCCCCAAATGAAACACCCATTGGTTGAAATTTTAGTGCCGTCATTGAAGAAGAAATCAAAGTTTCGACCTTTCACTGTTCAAGAAGAAAAGATCATGCTGATGGCGGCCGCATCAAAAAATGATACTCCTATACTTGCAACCAAGCAAATCTTAAACAATTGTTGTGCAGAATCATTGGATGTAGATAAGCTTGCTTCATTTGACATAGAATGGCTGTTTATTCAATTACGGGCTATATCTGTCTCTAATATTCTAGAAGTAACCATTGGCGAGGAAACCGTCCAAATTGATCTGAATAATGTTCAAATTCAATATCCTGCGTCTTCTGTTAGCAACCGCGTTATGCTTTCGGATTCCGATAAGATTGGTGTTGTGCTAAAGTATCCAACCTATTCAGATTTGGAACAATTTTCTGAATCAGAGGGCAATTCTCCAATTAAAACAGTTATTGCGCAGATATTCCAAGGGGAACAAGTATTTGATATCAATGACTACACAGAAGAAGAAGTTGAGACTTTCTTGAATGGATTATCTATCCCACAAATGAATAAAATAGAGAGATGGATTAATGATATTCCATACGTTTACCTTGATGTCATTTTGAAAGATGGAACCACGTCGAGGCTCCGTGGTATTCGAGATTTTTTCGCATTTTGATGGGATATAATTCCATTTCGAATTGGTATTCCACCATTACCCTGTTAAGGTTTTATCAAAAGATAGATGACCAAACCATGATGGAGTGGCTTCCTTTTGAACGCGACATCTATATGGATTTAATTGCAAAAGAGATAAAGAAGAAATGAAATGTTAAACCCAGAAGAACTGATAAACGCCGGTAAAGCCGTTAAAGCGGCGGCGCAAGCTGCCGAAGATGCTGGTCGTGCGGCAAGTAAATTACCGGAAGCAGATGAAGCTGTTAAAAATGTGTCTGCTGCGGTTGGTAAAGACGCAAAAAGTGGAACTTCTTTTTTTAGCAAGATATTTGGTGCTGGCAAGAAAACCGCATCAACGGCTGGTGTTGCAGGGTTAGGTGCAAAAGCAGAATCAATGCTGGGTGATAAATCTTCCGATGCCGTAAATGATTCAACTTCTGCATCAAACAACGCGTCTGGTCCTTCCTCTGGGGCAACACCAAATCCAGGAGCATTTTCTCCGGCAGGTAGAATAGACTTACCAGGAATTTCATCTGCTGAAGATATAGCAGGAGGAGTTGATCCATCCTCGTTTGCTGACACGAGAGGATTGAAAGGAGGATCAGGAACAAGTGGCGGCGACTCTGAAAACATATCTAACAGAAAACTCAATAAAATTATCAGTTTATTGGAGTCTATGCTATCCGTTGAAAGAAGCAGTATGAGGGCTATGGGAGCTGGTTTCAGAAATCTTACACAAGTTCAAGTGCAAGGTTTTAACATGATGGCTGGTAGACAACAAGCTTCTGAAATGGAAAACACTTCATCTGGAAGGGGTGGTGGGGGCTTTTTGAATTCAATTATGTCACATC